CCTCTCCGCACCCGTCTGCAAGAAGGGCTGGGGAGTACCTTTACTGGTTTTTTGCGGACATTTGTCCGCACTGCTGCGTATATATGTACGCGATGTTGCAATGGCCTGCAACGCTGCACAACGCCGCAGCCGGGCTTTAAACTGGGGGAGTGGGGTCATAGCGCGCATCAATTCGCGCCGCTTATTACTTTCTGCGCCAACACATCAAGCGCGTCGCGCGCTTCTATAATCTCGCGGGCTACGTCGGAACGCTCGCGCGCCGTTAGCTGGCCATCGCGTAGGCCGTCGGCCAGGGCGCGGGCTACGTCGCCGTGTTCGGCCTGGCACACCAGCAGCAGCTGCACTAAGCAGCTTGGACTGTTGGCGGTATCTAGCTGAACTACCTTGCGGTTACAAATAGCCGCCATTGAATCCAGCAGCTGGTAATCGTTGGCGTGCAACATCATGGCCAGCGCCTGGCGCAGGGAGAGCTGCGCGTCTTCACTGTTCGGGTTGGTCTTGTTACGCAGCGTTTGAGCGCCTAGCCCAATCATCTGCGCCAGCTTGTCCATGCCGCCTCTGAAGTTATGGGCGGTTTGGTGAACCGCTATATCGAGTGCATCCAAGGTTATTGGCCCTTAAATAAACTGGCAGCAAAAACGGTGCGGCCGATAATGAATAAAAAACCCCAGCGAGAAACGGGGAAAAGGAGGAAACAGATAGCTAAGCCGCCTCGATACTGGGGGTCGAGTCGGTTAGAAAGTCGTAAAGCGACTGAACCGAACGAACCCGCGGGTTAGGGCTAAAGCCCGCGGCAATCTTGTTAACCGTGCTAAACGGCACGCCGCTACCTTCGGCGATTGCCTGTCGGGATAGCTCAGTGGTCGCTAATAAAGCGCGGGTTTTTGTTAAGAGGTCATCACACATGTCGTCAATATGTCCGAAGATGGACAGCAAAGCAAGCCACAAACGGATATCGCACAGTTTTAATATCGTTTCTATGAATTCAATCCGGCACATTCTTGCTAAAAACATCGCTGGCATCTTGCTCAGCAAAGACATGAGCGCGGCTGATTTGCGCCGATTGGCAAAAATGCCGCACACAACTCTTAATAACATAATTAATGCAAGGGCATCAGCCACGATAGATAACGTTAAAATAATTGCCGATGCACTCGGGGTGCCGATTGGGGCGCTATTGGATGAGCGTCCTGAAAGGTACAGCAACGAAGCGTTTGAGTTGCTTGACAAGTATCAAGTTGCCGACGAGTCAGGGCGATATGCCTTGAAAATCATGGCCGACCAACTCGCACATAAGAGAACTGCAGCCTAGCTATAGCGTCATTTTTAGGAATATATATGCAAATGCCGGCGGTTATTCACCCTAAAAAATTTCGTTTTCACAGCGTAGTTTTTGAAGTAGTCGCTTATGTACCACTTACAGATGAGCAGGCGAGAAATGTCGCACTACACTACGTTCGAACTAATGAGATTAAGAAATCTCAGAAAGGCAAATTAGTTCAATTAATTACTCAGCTTGCCGAGCATTCTTTAGAATTTCTATAAGTAGCTCAAGATCACTTAACGGCAATACCAAAGTCGTTTTAGTTCGGCAACTAGTTATTTCCATGCAGCCATGGGTTTCCGAATCGAATAAAACTCCGAACTTTACGTAGTCGTCGACTGGCAGCGTCTTGTAAGCCATGAACTACCCTTCAGCCATAAGCGGGCTGCTAGTTATTGATAGTCTATAGATGAAATGTCCATAGATGGATTGATAATTGTACAACGATGCGATAGATTGTCCATCTCTGGACTAATCGAAGTGTGCTGAAGATGAAAAAACTAACCCCACCCTGCTTAACCTGGCTAATCACCGCCCTGCTGCTAATCACCCTCGCCAGCTTATCGCTGGCCGGAGTTTAGCCATGAGCGCTATACACAGCATAAAAGCCCACGGCCGCACCGTAACCTTTGTGCACTCGCATCAAGCCGAACTGGCGCGCGCCCTTACTAACCCGGCGCTGTTATCCAACAGCCAGTTCAGCCAACTAGTCATGGATGCCGAGGAATCGCGGCGAACCATAGGCCCGGCCATTCAATCGGCCGAAGGCGAATGGTCTACGGTTTCCGAGTTCATTTTTCGGGCCGGCGTAGCGCTAAACATGAGCAGTGCGCAACTTGGCGAAATGCTGCACCAACACCACAAACTAAGCACCCGCGAAGCGCCCAAAGAAAAGCCGGTGGTACTAGTAGAGGGCATAGCGGAAGAAAAGGCGGTAACCGCCGCCACCGGTCTAAAAACTACCGTGGTGCTGCCATGAGCCCGCAACTACTGGCCGATGCCATAGCCACGCACGATTACACCGCGTTTAATCGCGGTGAAATTCAAGCCATTTCCCTGCAAGCGCTGGAAGGCAACCTGCACCCCTACATAACGCCAGGCCAACCACTGGCCGGCGCATTGCAGCCGGGGCACGATTCAGAGGCGGTGCTACAGGAAATAACCCTTACCAACGGCGAAAGTCGGCGGCAACTCAGCGAACTAAAACCGCTCGATCGCCTGCACTGGATACGCATCGGCAGCCACTGGCCAAGCAACATCACCTGCGCCGAAGCGCAGCGAGAATGCCCCAGCTGCGAAGGCAGCGGCGAACTCACCGCCGACGGCCTAGACGGCAGTTACGTGCGCTGCAGGTGCGGCACCTGCGACGGCGACGGCGAAACCGAAAACATAACCAACGGCGAATACTCCGAAATGCCCGGCGTGTACTGCGATTACCAGCACGTAATCACCGACACCCACGGCCTTATCCTCGAAGTGGTGGCGTAATGGATCATTTTCCCGCGCCCACACAACAGCCCGCGCCAGACCTACTAGGCCAGCTTTGGGCCACCGCGCTGCTGCAAGCCAAAGAGCTCACCACCCTAATTAACGCCTTGGCCGCCGCAATGAACACCGGTGAACGCCATGTATAGCGTAACCGCCTACGGCCGAACCGTTGAATACAAGCACAAATACCAGCGCTTCATCGCTCAGGCCATCACCAGCCCGGATCTGCTAAGCGACAGCGAATTTGCAGCGCTGCGTATCGCCGCCGATAAAGCCGCTGAAATAGACAAGTACCTGCGGTGGACGATAACCCAAGAATTCATAAGCCGCGCTGGCATAGCCGCCAGCGCCACCCCCAAAGAATTTATAGGCATCTACATCGCCGTAACCGATCGCCTCGCCGAGCAAGCCGCCGAAGGAGAAACCCCATGAGCAAACAAGAAAAATGGCAAGCCATACCCCACGCCGAAGGCTTTGAAGTATCCAATATGGGCCGCTGTCGCTCCATCGACACCGGCAAGCCGCGAATTATAAAACCCACCGTAGAGCGAAAGGGCACCAACCAGCCCCGCTTGCGGTGCATGCTAAACCGTCAGGCAAAACACGGCTGGGCAAAAAACGTATACCTACAGCGCGAAGTAGCCAAAGCGTTTTGCAATATTCACGATGGCAGAGTTGTATTTAAAGACGGCGACTATACCAACTGCGCGGCCAGCAACTTATGCAGCAGCTGGAAAGAAAACCCCAAAAACATCGCCGCTGCCCAACAATTCACCACGCCACTCGGCAAGCGCTTAGCAGCTTTTATTGCCGGCGACGATAGCGCATTAGATTCCGATCTAAAACACTGGGCTCCGGGCTTTATCGGCCGGCTCGGCTGGCAACTAAACGTATCGCACGCCGTCGCCGAAGAAGCCGTATGGGGCGGTTTCTTCACCGCCATGCGCCGCGCGCGCCTCGGCTACATAAACAGCGAACGCAATATTCCGGCCTACTTCTTCATTGCCTGCCGCAACGAAATGAAGCAAATCCGCCGAAAAGAAAGCCACTACGTATCCGAATGGATAATGACAGCCGTCGGTGAACTCAGCCAACTTGATCGCCTGGTGCTAATGGGAGCGCCCGCCCTGTGAAAACCTATTTCGGCCTAATGGCCCAATACGAACGCGGCGAAATACCCCTAAGCGCCGTAGCTGCCGACTACCTCAATTTATCGCCAGAAGTGGCCGACAAACGGGCGAGCATGAACCTGCTGCCATTCCCCACCTATCGCGTAGGCAGCAACAAATCGCCGCGCATGGTTAGCGCTGAAGAACTCGCAAAATACATCGATAAACAGAAACAAACCGCCCAGGCTGAATGGGAAAAATCACAACTCAGTGCTACTACAGTCACCCAAGCCGATAAAGCAGCCTGATAACCCCATGTTTTTAAGTAATATTATCAATCAGTCTACCCAAGCCATCATCGGGGCGACGGAGTAGCGCCAAGCGGGCGGAAAACCTTGGGGTTCTAGGCTTGAGGGGTTGTTCTGTGCGGGTCTACTGGTTGCGTTCATGGTTTGTTAACGTGTTGTTTTAGTCTGTTTTTTACTGCAGAGTGCTCCAAGAATCACCCATAGGGAGGCTTGGGGCACTTGGCGAGTATTGAGAGGCGCGTACGGGCGGGCGGTAGTATCGCATGGCGGGCCACTGTGGTTAAAAAATCGGCGGGTAGGGTTTTATTTAAGCAGTCGAAAACGTTCGATCGTAAGGCGTTGGCGGTGGATTGGGCGCGGCGGTTGGAGTTGCATATTCAGCAGCCGGGGGCGGTGGCGGCGTTGGGCCGGGCGCGGGTTTCGGTGGGGGCGTTGTTTAAGCGGTATTCCGACGAGTACGGGGCGCTTTCGGAGTTTGGCCGCACTAAGCGCGCTACGCTGGCGGCGATGCAGAACAGTAGCCTTGCTGAATTGGATGCGCTGGCGCTCACTACCGGGCAAATTACCGATTACATTAAGGAGCGGCGGCAATTTGCCGGGCCGGCGACGGTGGCGCAGGATATTACGTGGCTGCGGCTGGTGTTTCAGCAGGGGCCGGCGTGGGATTTACCGCTCCCGGTGGCGGCGATTGATGAGGCGGCCCGCCTGGCGCGCCAACAAAAGCTGATTGGCAAGGCGAAGCGCCGCAACCGCCGGCCTACGGCGCGTGAGCTGGCGTTGTTGAACGAGCATTTCACGCGCCGCGACGACCGCGCAGACCTGCCGATGCGGGATATTATGTGGTTTGCCATTCACAGTTGCAGGCGGCAGGCGGAAATAACGCGGCTGGAATGGGCGGATAACCGCGACGGCACCGGGCTGGTGCGCGATTTAAAGCACCCGCGCGAGAAGAAAGGCAACCACAAGCGGTTCCGGTACACCGCTGAGGCGCTGGCTATTGCGCAGCGACAGCCGGCTACCAACGCAGCGATTTTCCCCTACAACGCCCGCAGCATTAGCGCGGCGTTTACCCGCGCCTGCCATATTCTTGAAATTGCCGATTTACGCTTCCACGACCTACGCCATGAAGGCGTTAGCCGGCTGTTTGAGGCCGGTTACAGCATTGTGGAAGTACAGCAGTTTAGCTTGCACGAAAGCTGGCAAATGCTGCAGCGCTACACGAATTTGCGGGCGGAAGATGTAGAGCTCAAAGAATAACCGCGCCGAAAACTAGGCCAGCGGCCGGTGAGTGGCCGCTATTTGCTACGCTGAGGCTTTATTTTTGAGGTAACACGAATGGCACTAACGGAATGCGACGAATGCGGCGCGGCGGTTTCCGACCGGGCGCGAAGTTGCCCGCAGTGTGGCGGCCGGCCTACGCCAGCGAGGAAACCCACGCCGGCCGCGCGGCTGGGGCTGGCGGTAGTAGCGCTGGCCGCTATTGCGTGGTTTATCGGCTATTTAGTGCGGCCAGATCCGGTGGATTTACCCGCGCTGGCGCGCGATACGGCCGCCAGGGTGTACCCGGCGGCCACACCCGCCGAGTTGAGTGAAATAAGCCGGTTTTGCGCGGGCGCTAGCAGCGCTACGGTAAATTATGTTGTTGAATGCGCGGCCCAGCGCGCCGCCGGGCAACAACGCCAGCGCCGCCGCTAGCCGCTACACTTCAATATTTACCTGTTGCAGGCTCGGGGCCGGGCCTTGAATTTGGCCGTTTTGCAGGTATACCGAAGCGCCTACGCTGCCGGTGCCGCGCACGCGCACAACGCCGCCGCTAATCAGCTGCACGGTTACGCCACCGGCGTTTACGTTGGTTATTTCGCCGGCCAGTAGCGGCTGGCTGGGCAGTAGCTTGCGGAACTGGCTGAGCTGGTTACCGGTAGATTCGGCCAGGCGAATAGTTTGGCTAACGCTGGGGCGGCTGCCGAATTGGGCAACTACCGAAACCGCGCTAACAATGCCGTGGTGCTGGGTTTCATCGTCGGTAATTCTGAGCAGTTGGCCCACTTCCGCCAGCGGAAAATCGCCGCCGAGTAGCGTGGTTATGCTGGCTATTTCGGGCGGTTGGGCTTGTGCGGCCAGCAGGCGGCCGCCGAGGGCGCGCGCGGCGGCGGCCTCGGTAATTAGCGGGTGGTTGGCGGTGGCTAGGGTTTGGTCGCCCGCTGTGCCGGCGCGTTTTACCCGCGCCAATATGCCACCCGTTTCGCCGCCGTGAACATACACCGCGTTGGCCGCGCCGGGGTGGCTGCTGGCCCCTTCGGCGCTGGCGATAGCGGCCGCCGGTATTACCAGTTGCGGCGCGGTGCTGGTGTACTGCCACGGCAGTACGGGGTAGCGGGCTTGTACGATGAGCCGGCGTTCGGTGCGGTGCGGTATTACTACGTAGCCCACGGCTTGGGCGGCTTCAAAAATAACTTGTATGGGCGTTTTTTCCTGCCAACTGAATGCCCCGCCGGGCACCAGCCAATCGGCGGTACCGGGGGCCAGTTCCAACACCCAGCCGGGCGGCAAGCGTTGGGCTAACAGCTGGGTGAGCGTGCGGGTGCTGGTTTCTACGCCGCTGGCCGGCAATTGCGCCGGGGCGGCCAGTTCGGCGCTGAGGCTGCGGCCGCGCACGGTGGTGCCTTGGCTGGCAAATTGGCGTTGTTCCGCCCAGCTATCTACCTGCAGCCGCCACTCGTGGCCCTGCACGCGCGCCAACAGCTCTACCGGGTGGCCATTGCTGGTTGGCCGCACCGCATTGGCGGCTTGCGGGCCTATTAGCGTGGCGCTAAACCCCCAGCTCCAGCTTTCGGCATCGTAATCTAGCGTAATTTGGCTGGCATTGAGTACGGCGTTATCGCGGGTGCGCAGAATTTCGGCGTTGAGTATCACGGTGTAGGCGCTCCGTAGGGGTATGTTGCTGGGCGCGGGCGGGTTAACCGGCCCGGCTTCGTCGGCGCGCTCAATATCCGGCGCGGTGTAGCGGGTGGCGCTGTAGTAGCCGCCGGTCGAATAGATCGCGGTGTTGCCGTCGACGGTTGTACAGGTTTCGGGGTAGCGCTCGCGGTTATAGTTTAGTGCGCCGCCGGTGCGGCTGTAGGCGAGGTTGGCGACGAGTTGTTCGGGCACGTCGATGGTGCACGTTGTGACCGGCGCGCGGTGGCCCCAGGCGATTTTCTGGCCGCTGAACTGCTGCGGCGGGCTGCTCCAGCGCGCGGTAAACGGTGCGGCGGTGGTGTGCTGGTGCGTTTGCCAGCGGCTTTGCACCGGGTTAAAAATGAGCGGCGGGCTGCTCCAGGTGGCGGCCAG